TAAGTAATTAATTTTTGTTGTCATTAAAGAGTCCTCGTAAAGTAAATTATAAACTACGCATATATTAAAGTCAAATAAATAGAGTATCAGGAGAGCCAAAAATGGGTCTATTTAATTCAGCACAAGGTATCAATTCTACCATCGGTACAGTCCAAAGTGCATTTGGAACACTGGGGCAAGCCGCAAGTGTGGCTTCAAATTTAGGTAATGCACTTAGTATAGCAAGTAGTAGCGGTGTTACTGATGCGTTACGATCGGTAGATTTACCAGCCGCAGGCGAGCTAGCAGGCGATGTTATGAGCGCGGTAGCCGCATTTGGCGGAGGAGATGCTCCTAGTAACGATTGGCGTGTCAGACTTAGTTTACCATTGTGGCCAAGTTTTAGAACTAGCCCGGTATTAGCACCATTAAAAGACGCAGGTGGACTCATATTTCCGTATACTCCTACAATTAATATACAGCAAAGTGCAAATTATACACCGGTGGCTCCAACGCACAGCAACTATGCGTTTCAGGCTTATAAAAATAGTGATCCAGGAACAATAACTATTACTGCTCCTTGGTACTGTGAAGATAGCACAGAGGCGTTGTATTGGATAGCGGCACTGCACTATTTAAGATCCGCAACCAAAATGTTCGCAGGAAATGATCCGAAAGCTGGAAATCCTCCTCCTATTGTGCATTTGAATGCCTATGGAAATTTTGTATTTCATAATGTACCGGTAGTAGTAAAAAGTATGCAAGTTGTATTAGACAAAGATTGTGATTATATCAGTTGTAACCCACAAGGTTCTGCGGCCGGTGCAATAGCAGGTGTCGCAGATAGCTTGGGTGGACTTAGTGACTTGTTAGGATTAGATGGATTAAGTGATGTTGCTAGCGGAGTAGGACAAGTAGCAGGTTTACTTGGCACATTTGGCGTAGGCGGTTCTATTAGTGGTGGTACAACTCATGTACCAACCAAGAGCACTATAACAGTTACATTAGTTCCAACGTACAGCAGAACTACAACAAGAAAGTTCAGCCTAGATCAATTTGTAACAGGCGGATACTTAACAAGCTCAACAGGATACGTATAATATGTCAGCATCATACAATGAATATAGCCCATGGTATAATACTCTTGTTGCTAATAATTTCTATCTTGACATACTTGATATTAGAACAGTAAGTTCTGAGTCAGATGATTTTTTATACACAATACAAAGTCAGTATCATATGCGTCCTGATTTGTTAGCGAACGATTTATATGGCCATCCAGAACTATGGTGGGTTTTCGTCCAAAGAAATATGGATGTATTAGAAGATCCAATATTTGATTTTACAACAGGTACACAAATTTATATTCCAAAAAATAGTAGCCTTTCTACAATGTTAGGATTCTAATATGGCAAATCCTACACAAGGAAATATTGAAGTATCTACACCGCCATCCGCTCCTTCTAGCGGGTTGTCTGCTGTAGGTGCCGCCGCCGTTGCAGTTGGAGTAGTAACAGGCGCGGCGTCTGCATTAAACAGTGTAGTATCTGGACTGTTAGGAATAACAGCGTCGGGAGTTACACTTCCGTTAACAAACGCATTAAACAATTATGCCAGTTACAACTATATTTTTACTTTAATTGTTTTAGATACAGATAGTTATAATTTTCCAGACAGAACATATATTAAAGGTCGTAGTAAAATTCCTATCATATTGAAAAGTGGTAGTGGAAATCCTAGCAATCGCATTATGACTGATGTTGGAAGAAACGAATTCTTCTTGGAAGATTTAAACATTGAAAGTACCATTGGGTTTAAACTAGGCCTTGGCAACACTAACGCAGTGGATATTAGTTTTAACATTAAAGAACCATATAGTATGGGTGGGTTTATGATGGCTTTGCAAGAAGCCGCATACCGAGCAAATTATGATAATTTTAGACAAGCAGTATATTGTTTAATAGTTGAATTTAAAGGTGAAACAGAAGCAGGAACTTATTCTACTATTCCTAAAACTACAAGATTTCTTCCTTTTAAGTTTAGAGATATCAATATGGAAGTTACTGAAGGCGGAGCAACTTATAAATGTACTGCAATGCCTGCTAGTGAAGATGCATTTTTACACAGCAAAGTTGAAGCACCGACTACATTACAAATAGCCGGTAAGACTGTACAAGAGATGTTACAAACAGGTAATCAAAGTTTACAATCTGTTTGGAATCAACGCTTACGAGAACAAGCCAAAGCCGCTGGAATTCCAGTAGCAGATCAAATTGTAATAATATTTCCAGCAACACAAGCAACTGCATCTACTCCAGCAACTGCTCCTGATAAAATTATAGAAACAGTTAAACCTGCGTCCAGCAGTACTAGTGCTGAAAATGTTGGAACTATAAACTCAGTATTAGGAGTTAGTTTAAGCGACACAAATCAAACGTTGGTACAAACTGCTAATGTAAATCCAATTGGAATAGCAGATATGGGTTATAGTGCTACTCGAGAAGGAACTACAGTTAGTCCGCCATTAAGTGTAATTGTAGCAGATAATCCAGCAGTAGGTGAATCAGATCCTTCAAAGAAAAATAAAGATCCTAAACTTACCAGTTACAGATTTAAAGCTGGTGCCAATATGGTTGATATTATCAATGAGGTAATTTTGACCAGCACTTATGCTACTGAAAATCTTAAAAAAGATCCTAAAGCTACAGGTATGCGATCATGGTGGGCAATACAACCTCAGGTATATCATGTCGACGATAAATCAACAGCAACAAAAACTGGACGTAAACCTGAAATAACAGTTTATAGAGTAATGGAGTATGATGTACATTCAACAAACCATTCATTACCAGGTGCAGGATCTAGTAGTTTTCAAACTTTATTAAAACAATGTGTAAAAGTTTACAACTATCTATACACTGGAAAAAATACAGAAATTATTAAATTTAATATTTTATTTGAAAATGCATGGACTACTATCATGCAAAACGACTACTATAGAAATTCAGGAGACGTTAAACGTGCTGATGTCAATAACTCGTCGGACGGCAAACAGTTAGTTCCAGATTCACAAGATGGTGGAGCACCGAAGAAAAGTATTTTTAGTCCTATTGCAGAATATATTGGTCGCCATTCACACAACGATTATAAAGGCGGCGGCGGACAAGAAACTGCCGAACATCGTGCGGCAAGAACATTCCACGATGCTGTTACTTATGGCAACGAAATGGCCATGTGTGAGATGGAAATCATGGGAGATCCTTATTGGCTAACTGGTAACTTAATGGGCAATTATAATGCATCTGCTACTGAATATCAAAATCTTAGCAGTGATGGTAGTGTAAACAACGTTAACGGTGAAGTTGATGTTGCAATAACTTTTAGAACACCTGCCGACATAGTTGACGCCACAGGCCTGTATAGTATGACAGGTGCAAAGCCGTTACAAATGTTTACGGGTATTTGGAAAGTCGTTACAGTTAAACATAAATTTTCAAACGGCCAATTTACACAAACATTATCCTTAACACGCAGACCAATGGGGCCAAACGATTATGTCGATACAGTATTCTCAACTAAGAACACAGTTGAAAGACCAACCCCAGACACTGCACAAGATAACAGTCAAAATCAGTGATAGGATTAATTAATGTCAAGACCAAATAGACGACCGCTGATAACAAAAGATAATGCCACAAACACTGGGGCAGGTATTGTGTTGGGCAAAGTAAAACGTATCATCGACGTTGAATATAATCAACAACTTGAAGTTGAAATTATCACGGAAGGTGCAGGTAGTTTTGAAACACCTGGCCAATTAGTAACTTGCAAATACATGAGTCCATTTTATGGAGTTACTGGTCAACAATACGTAGACAAAAATAACGATTACGATGGCACACAAAAAAGTTACGGAATGTGGGTTCCTACTCCTGACATTGGATCACAAGTAATTGTTATCTATATCGAAGGTAATCCTAAAAACGCTTTCTGGATAGGATGTGTTCCTGAACGATATAAAAATTTTATGGTGCCAGGTTACGCGGCAACTGAAATTAATGTAGAGTATGGCGCAGGTACAAGAGTACCAACGGTTGAATTTAATTCTTTAATTAACGAGCGTCCTAGTGACGATGCAACAAACGTAAGTAAACCAACTCACAATTATTTTTATAAAGCATTACAAAATCAAGGATTAGATAAAGACGATATTCGTGGTATTACTACATCGAGTGCAAGACGTGAAAGTCCTAGTAGAGTTTTTGGTATTAGTACACCTGGCCCGTTAGATAAAAATGGACCTAAAGGACCTGTTGGAACAACTGACGACGAAACAGATGATCAGTATATTAGCAGATTAGGCGGCAGTAGTTTTGTCATGGATGATGGCGATAGCAAATATACCAGACAAACAAAAGCAGATGCTGGCCCTCCTATCTACAAATATGTGTTTGATGACAACAGTGGAGATCCAACAGTACCGCACAACGAACTAATTAGATTGCGAACTAGAACTGGGCATCAAATATTATTACACAACAGTGAAGATTTAATTTATATAGGTAATGCTAAAGGAACTGCTTGGGTAGAATTAACTAGCAATGGTAAAATAGATATTTTTGCCGCTGATAGCATTAGTATTCGTTCTCAAGCAGATGTTAATATTAAAGCCGATAGAGATATTAATTTTGAAGCAGGCCGCAATATCAATATGAAAGCAGTAGCTGGCCGCATGCAAATTGAAACAAAAACTAATTTTAATTTAATTGTTGGCGCAGACGGTTTTATTACAACTACTGGTAATTTGCAAATAAACACAGGTAAACTTAATAATTTTACTTCTAAACAATCGACTAATATTAATAGTAACGTTAATATTAATATGACTTCAGGCCAAGATATAAATGTCAAAGCCACGGCAAAATATACACAAAATGCCGCCGCGTATTATTCGTTACCAGGTGCTGGCGGAACAGCCGCAGTTACAGCTATTGCGGCAGTTGCTACAACAGCAAAAGTATTGCCAACTATAACGCTACCAGATGTACCTGTAATAGGATCACAGTCCACAGTGTCTAGTATACTTCCTAGAATGCCATCGTTAGAACCGTATGCACATCACGAAAATTTAGATCCATTACAATTTACAACAGACAAAACTGATAGAGAAACAACGCCAAGTTACACAACTCCTACGGCTTTAAATACCTACAGTACACCAACAGATACCTTTAAACAAGGTAAAGGAGACGGTTAATGCCATCTAATTCAACACTATACGATAAAATTGTTATTCCAGCAG